TCATTTTTTTTTAAAACATTGGATTGTGATTCCATCCTAGTTCTTCGAAACAACTTTTTGCAACATCATCGTGAAATGATTTTCTATCTATAGTTTTTAGCATTGTAAAATCTTCTTTTTTACATATATGTTTATATCTTATTAATAACTGATACAATACATATTGTGTATTAATAAAATTCTTTCTATCAAATCCTTCTTTGTTTTTAAATTTTTTATCATACAAATCTGCTAATATATCAAAGTCGTTTAACAAATTATCTTGTAAATGTGAAATATCATCCGGTTTCTTACCAGTAAGTTGATAATGAATTAAATTAACATTTTCATAATGTTTAGTATATTCTAATTCTTTAAGAAAAATATGTATATGTTCTTTTGTTATATTGTTAAAACGAACTTTTTTATCAGTATTATTGTCTCCAACTAATAAATGATGTTTTTCTAATTGATCTATTATTTTAATATATACTTCAGAATCAATACTACTATTTTGTTTTCCTTGATATTGATTAATACAGTCACGAAAATGAATTTTACGATCATATGTATATTTAGCAGAAATATTAATCCTATCAGTATCTTTGTAATTAGAAGTATGTAAAAAAATTTCTTGCTGTGATCCACATACTAAACAAATGTATATACTTTCATCTAATATATCAAAACTTTTTTTATTTACACAATTATTACACATAATATTTAAATCTTTCGTTGGAATTTCTATATTTATATCAGAATACTTTTGAGCTATATTTAAATATTTAGATATAACATCGTGTTTTTCTTTATTATTTATATTTGAAGTACCTATAAACGTTAACTTTACAGGTGTTTGAAGAATTTGTTTATACTTTTCTAACAAATAAATTGTATCTGCTAAATAAAAATGTATATTTTTTATATTTTTTATTTTTTCAATTAATTGTTCTATATTTTTTTCGATTATTTTTACTAATCGAAATTGTAAATTAGGCATTTCTAAGGTTTTTTTTAAATCTAATAGTTTTTCTTCATATTCAACAAGTTTTTCAGACTCTTCTTTGAATTTTTCTTTAATTTTTAAATCAATATTTAATATATCTATTTGAGACATATTTTTCTATTATTTAATGTACCTTTTAAGTATTCATTAAATAAACATTATTAATATAAACAACTATTTATAATGTTTATACTTATAGTACATTAGTTAAAGTTTGAGGATTGAATTTTTACTTTAAAATCTTAATTTCTTTGTATTTAAACTAATTAATACACCAATTATTAATTATAAACATATTTATATTTTTGATAATAAAAATAAAAAAAAAATTTTTTTCTTGTCTAATATAAAACTATGGCTTCCATTTGTACATCAAACGTAACATCTGGATTTATTGATCTTGCTACATTCGATGAACTTGAAAAATATATGTACGGTGGTCCCGACGCAACCGCTTATTTCGTTAGAGAAACACGAAAAGCTACTTGGTTCACCCAAGTACCAGTCGTTCTTTCTCGCGCTAGTGGAACTCCTGCATTCGAAACTGAATGGTCTGTAAGTATTTCACGTGCTGGTGATTATCTTTTGTCTACCTGGATGCGTTTAACAACTCCTAGAATTGAACTAAAATATGCACCTCCTGGAGAGGGGGGGACTAGTCCTGCTACTGGTACCGGAGCTATAGTTAAAACTGTTAGATGGACCAGAAATTTTATGCACAGTATTATACGTGAAGCATGTATTACATTTAACGATTTGGTAGCAGCTAGATTTGATTGCTGGCATCTTGATTTTTGGTCTGCTTTTACAGTTCCTGCAAGCAAACGAAATGGTTATAATAATATGATCGGTAATTTTCCAGAAATGACTGATCCTCAAGTTCAAGATTATAGTCAAACAGGACTTACTGGAACTGGAGCATTAATAAAACCATTCATCCTAAATCTTCCTTTGCCATTTTTTTATGCTCGTGATAGCGGAGTTGCTCTTCCTACAGCTGCTCTTCCATATAACGACATGCGTCTTAATTTCTCGTTTAGAAATTGGAACGAGTTATTAATTGTTGATACATTCACTTATAGCGCAACTCCAGTAGCACCACAAACTAGCTGGAATTATACTAACAGCAAATGTGCAGAAATCACCGATTTAGCAAATCCTACCGCACCTGTGTTAAACAATGTACAAGTATGGGCTAATTATGCTATTGTTTCCAATGATGAGCGTAAACGTATGGCTTGTGCACCTCGTGATATCCTTATTGAACAAGTTCAAACAGCTCCAATGCAATCATTTGTACCTAATACGTGCAATCAGCCAAGATATGACATTAGGTTTTCGCATGCTATTAAAGTTCTCTTTTTTAGCGCTCGCAATACGACTATTGTATGTAGCTGGTCTAATTATACAGCAGGTCAACCTATTCTTATATTTGGGGAAAATCTTACAACTGAATTTAATCCCGATTATGCAGCTACTATTAACTGGAGTTCGCCATCTATGGTTGATAATATTGCTCTAACATCTCTTATATACGAAAATACAAATCGTCTTGCTCAAATGGGATCTGATTATTTCAGTCTTATTAATCCTTGGTACACAGCACCAGCAATCCCATTAGAAACTGGCTTCCATATGTATTCATATTCTCTTGATTTTATTTCTCTTGATCCTATGGGTTCTACAAATTACGGCAAACTTACAAACGTTAGTATTGTACCTGAAGGTTCTCCTGAAGCTGTAATTTTTAATGGATATCCTACTGCTTTTGGTGATTATAAAGACGTACCAGCATTTAATAAAGTTGGTATTTATATGAAACAAACGTATAATTTTGTAGTTACAGCCGTTAATAACAATATTGTGAGAATCTCAGGCGGTGCTTTGGGTTTTCCAGTACTTTAAGGGGGGGGGATTTCTGGTGGTGCCATTCAAATTTTCAAATATTATTAAAATAATATTTGAAAAATCATTTATAATTGTACTTCTTCTATAACAATTAAATCATTGTTTTTAATTCCATAAACTGTTTTAGTGCTTCTTCTGTCAAAATAAACATAAAAGAAAAACAAATGAGTTTTTGAAACCTCAATTGCTTTAGCAAGATTTTTCTGTTTATCTTTTTCAAAATAATAAGTACTTTTAACTTCTATAATAGTATTATTTAATGGGATAAAAATGTCTGGATAATATTTATGTTTTTTACCTTCAAATTCATACCAAAATGTTGGGATATGTTTACTGTCACCTGCTTCAATTTTAGAATATAATTTACTATCTTCAAGTTCCTTCAGTGCTAAATTTTCATACCCTAATATCATCGTAGATGTACCATCTCTGTATTTGTAAATTCTTCGTCTAAAAGAAGACGCCAGCATCTTCGAAAATAATTTATCATTTTGTAATGCGTGTATAACACCGTACTTTTCCATCATTTGTTTTTTACATTCTTCAGAGTTAATAAAGAACTCCGACCCGTACTTTTCCATCATTTGTTTTTTATAATGTTCAGAATTAACATAAAATTCCGACCCGTACTTTTCCAACATTACGTTTTTAAAATGCTCTGTACATACAAAAATAGTATTACCATATTTTTCTAATATGATATTGGCGTAATATTCTGTACCAAAGGGTCTTTTTTGACCGCATAAACTTATGAAAGTATTGTTAATTTTTTCTTGGATAAATTTTGATTGAAGCGGAAATTCACATCCGTATTTTTCAAGACATGTATCTTTTATTTTTTTATACACTCCTGGTTTACAAAAAGCTCTTTTATATCCGTACTTTTCCATACTTGTTTTTGTAGTCTTTTCTCTTACTGTTTCTGACTGCTGAGCAAATTCAACTCCGTGATTTTTCATACAAGTTTCTTTTGACTTTTTTTTTACATCTTCGTTTTGAAATACGTTATCAACTCCGTATAAAATATTGTTTGTAGAATAAGTTTTTTCTGTTTTACAATTAACACAATTTCTACCTCTTTTTAAATCGTTCAAAGAGCAATTCCATTCGTTACCGCATTTACACACTACACAAATGTTTTTATTGTTTGTATAATCATTTTTAGTTGTAATGAGAGAAAATCCTTCTTTTTCTACTTCAGATTTTAACGTATCATAATCTTTTCTATTTTTGATATTTAAGCATTTAATGCAGTTAGAACTTGATAAGAGTGATTGTTTATTTGATTTTCTGATAGAATTACAAATAAAACATTGGTATTCTATATCATGTCTGTTTACATATTTTAAAATTTTATGTTTAGTTTTTGATTGTAAATCAATGATATTTTTATTATTTTCTTCTTCACTTCTACAAAATTTACACAAGTCTTTAGGTATTTTAAATTTTGCTTTTGCGTTAGCAAAAGAACTAAGAGTTAAATTATTTATATGTTCTGGGTTGTTTTCACAACAAAATGTAATTGTATTTTCATAAAACTCAACAGTATAGTTATGACTAGTTAAATAATTTTTATAATTTTCTTCTTTAGTTAATGACATTTGTAGTTTTATTCATTTTTAACTATTTTATTCATTTTTAACTTATATATAAGTTAAAAATTTATTACTCTTCATCACTTCCAAAATTTTGTGTATCATTAACTACTTCTTCTACCATATTTATTAACTCTTCTTCTGTTACGTTTCCTACTAAATTTATAAAATTATAACTTACTTTAATTTTTGATTTTTACCTGAACCGTATTTTTCTTTCAATGTATGTAAGAAATTTTTTGCATTCGGATTTGGTTTTATTTCTTTAATAAGTTCTGCTTTAGGATATATTTTCAAAATACTATTTTTAGCTTTTGCTACACATCTTTTTTGAGTACAATATACTTTATAATCACGTTTTCCCTTCTGAATCAAATAATTTTATTATTCCAAATTGTTCGTGTAAAGAAATTTGTTTAGCAGGAGGAACAACTTCTTTAACTATTTTTTCAACACGAGTTTCAATTCGTTTAAGCGTTACTTTGGTTTTATCTAGTTTAATGTTATAGTTTGTATATTATACATTTAAAGCAAGATATTTATATAAATATTTCAAATGTTGTAATCTAATTATTTTATAAGGTACGATATCTTTATTATCATATGCGTCTTTTGCTTTTAAGTCAACCCAATCTAATTCTTGAGGTATTAAATCTTCAATATTTAATCTTGGATTATATACTTTTCCTATTAATGATAATATATTTTCCTCATATAATTTTTGACTTTTTAATTCATTAAAAACTTCACTATTCATTATATCAGTCCATTCTGTTATTATTTTTCCATTATAAATATAATGGATTGCTTTTAATATAAAAGCTCTTTGGTCATATGTTTCAATTTCATTTTCAATTAATTCTCTCATATAATCATTATTCATATTTATTAATTCATCTTCATATTCTGAAAATTTAGCATCAAAAAGTTTATCAATATTTGGTGTAAAATATTCAAATTCATTAAAAAACTTAATAATTTTTTTAAAATGTTTAAAAATTATTACATCAGAATTATAGTATTTTTTATCATCATTAAATTTAAATTTATAAGAACTATATATTTCTATAATTTTGTCAAATAGGTCTTGTAAATATCCGACATTACTTCTTAAATTATTATCTAATAAATGTTCCATAATATTAGTATCGTGTGTTTTATCTAGTTTATCGTGTGTTTTTTCATTTTGAAGAGTCATCTTTAATAACATTGCTTCAGCTCGTTTTTCTGCTTCTTCTCTTCGTTTATCAGAAGCTTCCAACATTTTTACAAGTTCGGACTTATCACCTATTAATTTTCTTATTTCTTCTTCTCTTTCTCTTACTAAGAAGTTATTTACTATTCTACTTGCTTTAAAATATGCTTCTGGTAAAATCCAAGAAGCAATATCAAGTAATAAATCTGAATGTGCGTATGTTCCTCTTAATTCATTAGAACTGGTATTATCTTTAATTAATACAGAAATGAAGGAGCCTGACAGGTCAGGCTCCTCCAAGTATTTAACCAAATTTTTACATCTATCATTGGCAATATAATTATCAAATCTTTTTTTTCCATTACTTACAGAAGCGCAAAATTTTGTAGCATTAATATATCCTGTTGTCATATCAATAATACATTCTATGTCTAAATATTTTGCTTTAGAATATTTATCATTAATCTTTTCAAAATTATTAGAGGTCATATTTGAAATTTTTTAAATAATATATTTAAAAAATCATTTTTGTTTTTTACCTATACAATGAGGTAAAAAAAAAATCTAGTAATTCTTGTTCATCTAAAGGAAGATTTAGCAACCAAGAACGGACATCTGTTGGTTTTCTAACGACAGGCAAAACATCCAGTAATATTTCATTTAATTCAAAGGTTTTTACTATAAGATTAGGTATTAAACTAACAAACATACTATAATCATAAATAAAACGATTAATAAAATTTATTTTTTTAGGATTTTGTTTAATATGTTTATACCAAAGTCCAATACTATTAACAGCGATTTTTTGGTTTTTTTTAATTTTATAGTTCCAGTATTTACAAACAGATAAATAATCAGTATGAGGTACAAAGGAAATAATAATAGATTGAATTTCATCTGGAATATACATTGTTTATTTTATATCAAACATATGTAGAGTTTTCAATTTTTATGTTTTGATAGTGTTTATTCGTTGAGTATTAATACCATTTCTCTTGAAAATAATTTATTTAAAAACTTCTATAGATTTCTTTATCGCGTTAGAAAACAATTCTATCTTCTCATTTTCTGGTAAAACAAATCTTTCTCTATTTGCTTGTTCTCTATATTGGTTAAGAAGTGAAAAAACTATGTTTTCTACAATATTCATCGTTTCTACATCTTTACATGAAGCAAAATATATTACTTCGTGTTCATCTGATTTATTATATGTAGATAGCCTAGTTGTAAGATCTACTGCTTTACCAAGGATATACCGCCGGTCTTTCTTCATTAATTTAGTTGTAAGAATATATATGACATTCTTTTCTTCGTATTGTACTCTAGGTTGTGATTTAACATATTTTTTTGTAAGAAATTGTATTTTAATGTCTTTATTCTTATTTTCTTTTTGTAATTCTTTGTATGATTTAGTATTAGTAATATCTACTTTACCAGTCATCATTACTTCGTACACCCAAGAAGACACTTTAACATCAAAATTTGGAGAAATCCATTGAGCTATATTGATAGCAACCTGAGGATGAGTCCAAGTTGCTCTTTCCTTAATTGAACCTGTATTGTACTTGATTAATTCATTCATAGGAATTCCTATAGATGAAGAAAGAACCCTGAGAAAGCCTTTAGTTTTTTCTAATTGATTCCAACTACTAAATTGTTTTTTACCAGCTTTACATAAATTAGTTACATTAATAAAACCATCTTCGTCTCTGTGTTCAATAGTATATCCATTACCAAGTTCAAGAGGTGTTAGTTTATATTCTTCAGACTCAACTTCAGATTCAGAATTATCTTCGCATTCTGATTCACTGTCGTATCCGTCTATATCAATGTCTATAGTAGGTCTAGAAGCCATTGTATATAATTTTTCTTCATGTTTTTCTAGTTTTTTTTCTAAATTTAGATTATCTACAAGAAGACGTTTGTTTTCAATTTCATACTTATGTAATGTTTGTTTTAACTCGTTTAGTTCATCTTTTAATAATATTATTTCTTCTGATAAGTTAATTATTGTTTTATCTTTTTTAAGAGTGCATACTTTTTGATGTCTTTTGTAACTATCATATTCAAAACTTTTATCACAAAATTCACATTTATTTAAAAGTTCTTTAGTTTCTACGTTTAATTTTTTTTGTATACTTATACAATATTTAGTTTTTTTTTGATGTTTTTCCATTATATATTTATTAGTAAACTCATTTTTACAAAATTCGCATTGCATTTATTAGTAACTTTTTATATCTTTAAATAGTATAACTACAATTTTTGTAGTTAGTAAATTATATATTACTTAGTAAAGCTTTTATACCGGTTAACTACAATTAACTACAAAAGTTAGGTAATTTTTGTAGTTTAACTACAATCAACATTTTATCATTTTTTTGAATTTAAGGTGATAATAGTTTAATTTCAAAAAAAAGTATGGTTAATTTTTTTTGAAATTTTACGACACAAAATTTGTGTGTGTTTTAATAATTATTATTTTTTAATATTTTAAAAAAAACCTAAGATTTTTTTAAAACTTTTTGTACATTAAAGTTTTATATTTTTTAAAAATTTTTTGTACATTAAAGTTTTATATTTTTCTAAAAATAATTGTATGTAATTGCATTATGTATTAGTAAAATTTTATAATATAAAGACAATATTTATAATATAAATGAGTTCAAGAGGTAAAATTGTTCTAACAAAACATAAAATTTTAAAACAAATATGGCATCCGGAATCATGTTTAGTGTTCAAATCCGCAACAGAAAAATTAGTAATTGGTAGATGTGAAAATGATAAACTTGTACCATTAGATGATGATGCTTTAGATTTATGTACTAAATGGAAGTTTAAATATGATACTAGTCTTGTAGAAGAAGTTTCAGAAACTTCTGAAGAGGAAGTAAATGTAAAACTTTCTCAAAATATTTCTAAACAAGATAACAAACAAGATGAAGATGAAGATGAAGATGAAGATGAAGAGGAAGAGGAGGACGACAACGAAGATGAGAAGGAGAAGGAGAAGGAGAAGGAGAAGGAGAAGGAGAAGGAGAAGGAGAAGGAGAAGGAGAAGGAGAAG